GCCAGCGGCAACGCCAATACTGGCAACTTAAATTCGGGTGCAATCAGCACCACTGGTAGTATTGTACTTGCATCTGGATTCAACATCTCAATGAGTAGTGCCGCTGGCGCAGGGGGCAATATCATTACCACTGGTACTGTGTCTGCGGGGCAGCTGAGCCTAAGTGGCAACATCTTGAGCAATGCCACCGTGAATGGCAATATCTCTACTGCTGCTAACATCAGCGCCTCTGGCAATATCACTGGTGGGAACCTAATAGGAACTGTGGCCACAGCAGCGCAGACCAGCATCACCAGTGTGGGAACTTTGACCAGTTTGGCAGTGACCGGTAATGCCACCAGTGGTAATGTACTCACAGCCGGACTGATATCTGCAACCGGCAATATCACGGGTGGTAATGTGTTAGGCGGAGCCAATGTAAATGCCACCACACATACAGGTTCCACCGTTTCAGTAAGTGCCAACATTACCGGTGGAAATGTGTTGACAGGTGGAGTAGTCAGTGCTACCGGTAATCTTGTTACAGCTAGTTTCCTCGGCATTGGCACCGCTGCTCCTGACTCCGAACTAAACATACTGGCCGCACCCCAGACAGTGAGTTACCCAGTAACAGGCAACAGCACAACATTGGGTACTGATCTACATATTTCGGGTGCCAACGGCGATAATACCAGGATCGTGCAAGATGCGTTTGGCACAGGAGCTTATTCAGCATTTACCGGACGTAGTAGTCGTGGTACTGCGGCTGCACCCACACAAACACAAACCGGTGATGCATTAAGTCAATTCACAGCACGTGGATTCAGCAGTGGCACATTGCAATTTGGCAATGCATCAACTGGTCGCGTGGACATAGTCGCTGCTGAAGCATTCACTGACACCAGTCGTGCAACCAATGTGCAGATATTGACCACTGCCACCAGCAGCATAACTCCCACAGTGGTGGCTACTTTTAGCAGTGCAGCTGGACTAAGTGTGATTGGCAACATTGCAGGTGGCAATCTGTCAGGCACCAGTATCGTGGGCACCTTGACCACTGCTGCACAGACCAATATCACCAGCTTGGGCACATTGACCAGTTTGGCAGTGACTGGCAATTCCACCAGTGGTAATGTACTCACAGCCGGACTGATATCTGCTACTGGCAATATCACAGGTGGTAATGTGTTAGGTGGTGCCAACGTGAATGCAACCTTGCTATCTGGCACCACAGTCTCAGTCACTGGTAATATCACTGGCGGCAATATCTTGGGTGGTGCCAACGTGAATGCTACCACTCATACAGGTACCACTGTGAGTGTGACTGGCAATATAAACGGCGGTAATATCATATCCGCAGCGGCACTTAGTGCTACTTCTTTAAGTTTGGGCAGCGGATCAAGCACCGCCGGAAGTTACAGCGCCACTGGTAACATCACTGGCGGTAATATTACCACAGCCGGCCGCCTGGCTGTTGGCACTACTTCGCCTGTTGCAGCACTGGTAGTGGCAGCAGCTAACGGGGGAAGTTTTGAGTTTAATCCTGAAAATCTTGCAAATGCAAATTGGTTGCAAAGTTATAATAGAGTATCTTCTATATATACTAATTTGGTTTACAACGCACTATCGCATCAATTTAAAAATTCTGGCGGTAATGTATTAACAATTGACAGCACCGGACTTGTATCGGCTACAGGCAACATCACCGGTGGAAATTTATTGACAGGTGGTATCGTATCTTCAGCTGGTAATATAACCGGTGGCAACCTGTCAGGCACCAGCATTGTAGGTACTCTAACCACAGCATCTCAAACCAATATTACTTCAGTGGGTACGTTGGGCAGTTTATCCGTGACTGGCACAGTGACTGGTGGCAATTTGACCACAGCAGGTATAATCACAGTTAATTCAGGTGCAGCAGCCACGGCTATCGTCAATGGTGCCACAACTGGTGTTGGTAATATTGGTGCATCAGGTGCTGCATTCAACACAGTATTTGCTAAAGCAACCACAGCTCAATACGCTGACTTGGCTGAGATGTATGCAGCAGATGCGTATTACACACCTGGAACAGTGCTTGAGTTTGGCGGTCCGGAAGAAATTACACTAAGCGATAGTGACATGGGCACCAGAATAATTGGTGTGGTATCCACAGATCCTGCTCACTTGATGAACAGTGATTTACAAGCTGATCATCCTACCGCAGTGGCACTGATAGGGCGTGTGCCATGCAGTGTGGTTGGTACAGTGCGTCGCGGAGACATGATGGTCAGTGCCGGCAATGGTGCTGCTAGAGCAGAATCCAATCCATCGCCAGGATCCATGATTGGTAAAGCTGTACAGGATCACACCGGTGAATCCGGAACGATTGAAATATTGGTCGGAAGATTGTAAAAGCTATTTCGCAGGTTGAAAACTGCGTTCAACCGCTTCAATTTTTTGTTGTACAGCTTCGAGATTCACTGTGCTCCACAAGCCCGGATGCATGGGCTTGGGCCAGTGTCCACCATCTAACCAGGCATACCCCAGATGTTCATGGTTCAGCACAGGCACAAACTCTCGATCAACAATGCACACCCAGGTGTGATATTCAAATGCATTGTCTGTGGATGTGAATTTTTCTAACGGAATCAATCGCAAGTAGTCGGGCATGCTGCCCGATTCTTCCACACACTCACGTTCCATGCCCCCCAGCAAGGTTTCACCGGTTTCTACTTTGCCACCGGGCAGGCCCCATGCACCAGGATGCTTGGGATCTGATCTCAATAGATACAGGTATCGTCCAGTAGCGTGACTACGGAACCAAACTCCCACTGCTTTCAAAGTACCAGACTCCATGTGCCACCTGGATAAGCACCTTGATAACTCTTGATCCATTGCTGCCCGTCCCACTCGTATTGGATACCAGTGGTGATATTGGTAACATACTGTATCTGTGACACAGCAGCTGAATTAAAAACCACATGCCAATAGTTATCGCTGTACTCAATGATGTCGTTGGCACCAGCAACCAATCCGCGACCATTGCCTCCCAACCATCCTTCGGCAGGATAATCATTGTCAATGTCGCCGGTTGCCTCGGTCAATAGATATCTTGTGCCGTTGGCAGTTGATGGTGGTGCTGAGGTCAACGGATTGATGATAGCATCAATTGGAGCCAATGAGTTGGCTGGGATGGTATCAATATCCACATCAAACAACAAGAATCGGTCATCAATAGGGTCCAAAGACACAGTTCCTATCACTTCAGTTTCATCAGGTTGTGTGAGTCTGATCTGACTGATACCTGGGCGTAAGGTACCATAGACTCCTATTATTGCAGGCCATAACAGATTGCTATTAGATACAATTATTGGCGGAGTCAATGAATCATTTGGCAGTTCTTCTGCTGTTGCCTGCTGTTGTAAACACTGCAACTTGTTATTGATCAACACCACAGCATAGTTGTAAGGAGCAATTGCTTGCCTGGTGCCCAACAGCAGATCACTTTGGTTGACTGCATTGTTCAGATCGCCTTGTGCATCGTACATGCTGTTGATCACACGTTCAACCACACCCAGTTTCTTGACCTTGGCAGGTGAGCTGATCCAGATCGGCAATCCAAATTTGAGTGTGGCCACGTCAATAGGATTGTCTGCACCTTGTGGAATAACCCTGGATGTCCAGGTACAATCATCCAGTTCTACTACACTGAGGCTGGTCCAGTCAAGATAATTGTCTGTGCTCTGTATCTCTAAACTGGGATTGAACAAGGTCAGCATCTGTTCTAGCAATTGAAATTTTTGATTGGTGTTGCTGGTCCAGATATCCAGTGTGATGCCTAATCTGTATGGCACAGGCATCAAGCGTTCGATAGTGAATGCATTGCCTTGCGTGGTTTCATAACTGTCTGTGGCACTGTCATAGGTGCGCTGGCGCACAGATACAGTATTCACATGATACGGCTCCTGCATCCTGGGACGATCATATGTCAAGGCCGACACATAAAAAGTCATCAGCGGTGTGCTGGGCATGCTGGCTGCGGAATTTTCCTGCAGGATAGTTTGTGCATTCCTACTGGCATCACCATAGCGCACAGGCACACGCAGCAATGCAGCCTGCTCGCCATCTCGGCCGTATTGTACCTGGAAGTTTGACATTATCCTAGTAAATTGCAGCAAGAACCTGCGTATTTGTTCGTCGTAAAAGAATGATTGCATGTGTTAGCTGGACTTCTGTCCCGGTTGTGTTCTTGGATACGGATTTGGTGGAAAATTACCGCCTTGATCACCATTGTCAGCTCTGGGCTTGAGTATCTCGCTGAGACTCTGGCGACTAGGTATGTTGCCCATGTCTGTGGTAGATACTGTGTATGTGTTGTTAACAAAGGTACTGCGTAAAGTATCGTTGGTGATACCGTTGTTGAGATTGGTACGAACACTGTCTTCGATCTTGATCCAGCGTCTGCCATCATAACGGAACAATCGATTGGGTTGATAATCTAATCTCAATGCATAATCTCCTTGTATTGGATTAAGAGGAAAAGTCACTCCGGGGGTGACAGGTAATCCATTTGGTGCAACACCTTGCCCGGTGAGATACCCCACGGTGTATCCAGGTCCTTTAGGAGTAACATCCATGCCACTTTGTGTGCCATCAACAGTGGTGTTTCCATCAGCAGTGAGTGTGGACGGGTTGGCTGGTTGTAAATTCTCTGTAGGAACAACGTAAAACTTGGTGACATCATACCCACTGAGTGGCACCTCCGCATCGGCCTGTGTGAGTATGCGATCATTGATCTCAGTGTCTTTGATTCTGGTACCTTGACTGTCAGATATGGTAGGCGGTGTGTATGGTTGCCAGTAATTGGTATTGGTTATGTCTGTGCCAGCTGGTGTGTTGACCCGGGCCTGATAATAAGTATCGCCATAATTTACTATGCTGCCTGTGGGATAAAAATTGCCATTGTCCCAGATCTGTTCACTCACAAAAGGCTTGTTGGTGATGGTGTTGAATTCTTGTGCATCTGTCAGCGGTGTGGCTTTGACTCGCCACAAGTGGGGCAACCATGTCACACTGAATCCTTCGCTGGCGTAAGCTGCATCTTGTATCACATAGTACTTGGAAAATGCAGTGGGCAGGTTGGCATTCAGCGGATGAAAGTCTTTGAGATTGGGCACCTCTAGCACGTCGCCGTTCATGAGTTTGCGACCAAACGCATCAATCATGTCATTGTAATGGAATGTGATGAACAAGGTATCGTTGTTCAGAAACAGGCCAAATTGAGTAAGATCAAAATCAATGTCTTGGGTATTGTACACACCCCGCATGGTGTACACATCTGGATCGTATGCTCGATCACGGTTTTCCAGCAACAGCAGGTCTTGGATGTTCAACGGGCTTTGTGTTTCATAAACCGGTTGGGTAGCATCTGCATTTCCCGAAAATGCAGAATCGGCACCACCAGTTTCGGGCCCAAGATATTTGTGGCAGTACAGATCCAGTCCTCCAACCGTGTACATTTCCGAAATTGTACGGTCCAGGAATTGATAATCCCGGGTTCGATTGGGGCGGAACATGGAAAGTTTAGGCATAGTGTGTTATTTATGGGCAGGTTGACCGTAAATTCTGTTTC